TCAGGGTGTCACGGGTGGCTGCCAGTGTAGTTATTTCCTTGTTTATTTCAGCCACGGTTTTTGCCCTAAACTTAGTTAAGTTGGTTTCTTCCTCAGCGGCTAGTTCACGCAGTGCATCAACCCGCCTTGCCAGCTTTATGCCTTCCTGTATTTCTGCTTGGCGCTCTTTTTGCTTTAGTGCGTCAACCTCCTTTTTCTTCAGGAGTTTCATCGGCATAAGTTAAGCACGCAAGGCTTTTTCGCGTAGTGATGCCTTTTTATCCACAGCCTCAGTTACCAGGTTGCCGTCGTCATCGCGGGTCAAGGTGTCTTCCAGTGGCACCTTAGGGGTCTTAGTTACCTTGGCGTTTGTTATCTTTAGCGGCTCCAAACAGCGTTGAATGAGCGGGGTAAGCTGCTCTAGGTTGTATGCACCAGCTTGGTGAATGCTGTTGAGGCGGGCGCTACCGTCCGGGTTGCGCTCCTGTGACAGCAAACGGTTGTGCTCAGCAGTCTTAGTGAACTCACGCTCGGCTAAGTCCTTCGCAAACTTTTTACGAATGTGTTGGATTTCGAGCGGGCTATGCTCAGGAATAATCATGGGTGACGTAGACTGGGCGGGGAAGTGGTACTGTTGCCCACCCCATACTCCTACAAAGTCTTCGTCTGACCAGTTAGTAAAGCGAAATACGCCGTCAAAGTCTTCGGGCAGGGTTGCCTCAAACTTCATGATGCTTTTGTCGTCGTTCATACTTTTTCAAGTTATCTAACCGCTTATCCAGCGGCGGGACGTAACGTTTCCCGATAGTACCCCCGTAGAGGGGCACTACTGAAAACCTTACAGGTTAACAAAGATGGTGCGGAACTCGGTGTCAACGCCTGCTTGTGAGGCATTTCCAACAAAGCCCTGCGCCAGTACCCCTACTTCTACAGCGCCTGATACGGCGTTAGAAGGTGATACTGATGCACCAACTGCAATGGCACCGTCAGCGAGGCATGAGGTAAGGCCCTTGGTGACAAGGAAGCCGTACGAGCCTGCTGGGATGTTGTACAGCGATACACCACACAACGCGCCGGTGAGGGTGGTTGGTGCGATGACAACGCCGTTACCGTGTGCTGGTATAAGGCACACTTCTGAGCTCGTAGTGAGCGCAGTAGTTGGGCTATCTTCCAACGTGATGACCAACGACGCAGACGCATCAGCAGCCGGGTGGCTGGAAATGCGGAGAGTCTGGCCTTCGCCGTTAGCATCGTTCACTACTACGAAGCCACCTGCGTACTGGTTGGCAGTAACAGCGGTAGCGCCGAGGGTGACCGTAACGGTTGCAGGTACGTTGCCGTTAGCGCTGTACGCTTGGAAAGCAGATACTGCAATGTTCTGGTGGTTAGCAACCAGTGCTGCGTCTTGGTAGACGCGGCCTGGTAACACTGCAGAAGCGCCTGCTTGCACCAGGATGACTTCGCGTCCGTCTGCCAGGTCAAACCGAGTACCCACGAGTGATTCGAGGGTGGTGTCGGTTGATGTCTGGAAGGTTCCATTAGCTACGAGCGAAAGTGGGCCGGTAGCTCCTTTTTGGGTGATGGTAGACATGGTGATGGGTTAGGTTAGTAATGGTTAGCTAGGGATGCCGGTGATGCCAGTAAGCTTGCCTTGACGGAAAGGTGCAGTACAGAGCAGGTTACCGCCGACAATCATGAAGCCGTTGACGGTGCCCTGGTTGTAAGACTTAATCATACCCGTCCAGGTGAAGGTATCGCCAGGAGAGTAGATGCTGTCCTCGTACACGTTGCCCTGAATGTCCTTGGCCTTTGGTGCAACGCGCTCGCCTTCCCACCACTTCAATGCGTACCAATCGAGGAACTTGGTGTTGAGCATGTTGAAGTCACCAGCCTTGATTTTCTTGTCGCGGCTGATAATCATGCCGTCCCAACGCTGCTCGGTGTAGCCAGAAGTCTGCGCTACCGTTCGCTGTGCTGGGGTAAAGTCCATGTTGTTACGCTGGAAAGGTGTCTGAAGCTGCTCGAAGTATCCCCAGGTGGTGTAGTCCGTGATGATAAAGTCAGGGATTACTGGCCCGTCTGAAATGTTGTTCCAGAGGGTACGCACCTTGGCGAGGGTGATGGTGCCGCTTGATGCGGTAACGGTTGCGTTGAGGCCGCTGTACGTAGCGCGTGAAAGGCCACCGTAGTTGGCAAGCACCGTACCGTTGTCAACGATACCTTCAAGACCCATAGGAGCCTTGCCACCGAAGCCGGTGCCGTCGCCCTGAAGGAAGTTACCAATGTCGTCCGCTGCGTCCTGTGCGCGTGACTCCATGGTTACCTTCATAAGCTTTAGCGTCTGCATTGGTGTTGCGTTTACAGACAGTTCTGAACCTGCGAGCGCAACGTTGGTTGCTACGAAGGTTGGGTAGAACGTCATGTTAACTGCTACCGGCTGCTGGGTAATAGGAAGCAGGTCAAAACCGTTGAAGGCTACTGACGCTACACCCTTTTGGTACTTGATAGGAAACAGCATCTGTGAGCCGTTCCACTTCTTTGTCTTCTGCATCATCTTGCCGAAGAAGTAGTTGTCGCGCAGTACCTGGTCGGTCCAGAAGGGAGCGAGGTACTGGTTGGTTGTCGTCGTGATGTTAATTGAAGGATGCATGTTAGTAAAGTTGTGCTGCTAAATTATACCGTGTTCACGGAGGGTACGCTCTGTCACTTCCTTTTGCAGGTCTACCTTGGTGTCGGAACCTGCTCCGGCGGTCATAGAACGTGATGCAAGCTGTTTCGCAGTGTCGTCTGGACGCTGCTTCATAGACTGCAATTGCTCCCAAACAGCAAAATGGTCGGCGTAGTACACAATGTTGCCGTCACGGTCCTTGGGGGACATGCGTTCAAGCAGCTTGTAAAAGTTCTGCTCGTCACGCTGTGACATTTCAATGCCAAACTCATCTTCTAGTTCGTCAACCATCGAATCGAGTAGGCTTTCGGCTTCCTGTACTGCGCTCTGCTCTTGCTGGATGCGTTCCTCGTATTTTTGGAGCGCTGTTTGGGTTGCTTCCTCCTTAATACTTAGGAACGCTGCCCTTAGTATTTCCGTTGCCTCGCGAGCCTCAGGGCTATCTGTACCGTAAATGCGCTCAATGGCTTTTAGGGAATCAGACATTTCCTGTCGTTCCTTCTGACTGGTTGTGATTGCTTCTAACTTTTCAGCCAAAGCAATACTTGACCGACGCTCGGCTTCGAGACGCTCTTGAAGTCGGCGCTCACGGCGGTTGCGTGGCCGTGGCTTCGATTCTTCGTCTTCGTCGTCACCTTCTACGTCTTCTGGTTCGCCGGTTGCATTTGGCACTTCAGCAAAGGGGTCGAGGGTGTCATCAGCCTGTACGTCTGAAAGGAACTGTTTTAGTTCGTCTGGCATGGTGTGATGCTATTGCTAGCGGTTAGCCTATTTCTAGGTCTTGTATAATTCAAGCTTATTCAAACCGAACTGCTTTACAAACGGTTAGCGCTTCTTTATCGCTTGGTACGCTGCTTCTACCTTATCACGCTGGGGGCCAGTAACGCCATTTTTTGTCATAGCGCGACGGTCCATGATGACACCGTATTTGCGGTCAGCAGCACGCATGTTTGATGCGTGGTACGCACGGGCGGGTGCTGATAGTATTTCACCGCCTTTGTTTACGATGCGCTTTTTGAGGGCTTGGGCGTGTGCTTTCATGGTTGTTTAGAAGTTACGTGGTTCTGTTCGCTTTGGCTTTGAGCGGTACATTGTTGAGCGTGCTATTGACTTTGAATCAGCTCCGTACAGGGGTTTGATGCTCGGTTTTTCGCCAAGACCATGCCTGTAGTCAATGCCGTGTTTGTTTTCTTTAAGCATCTGACGCTGTACGTGCAGTGGGTGCTTGCGGATGTCTGCTGACATTTTTTTATCCCGCGTCACCTTCGCAACCTTGTTAGCCAACGCTTTACCGTAGGCTTTCTTTACGTCGTGTTTGTCTTCGTGTGAGAGGGCCATATTTTACTCGAAGGTTCCTTTGAACCGATTAGGTTTGGTGTTGTTGTACCGCTCTGGGCTGAGTTTTAACCCTTTACGGCTTTCTACTTTGAACTTGTCGTAATCTTCGTCTCCTGGTCGGTATGGAGAAAAAGCAGTCACGTTAGTGCTGTTTCTACTTTTTGTAGATTGAGTTGGTTTCATACGGACGTACTTTCCTTCCGCAAACTCACGCATGCCGCGTCCGATGCGTGATGGGTCACCAGCCATCGTGCCGTCTTTGAGTCGGCGTGCGCGTGCCTTGGGTGGTAGGTCAGCGAAATGCTGGGACATCTTTGGTCCATCGTTGGTTGCTTTCTTTACCTTCTTCGCCAACGCCTTGCCGTAAGCGTTTTTTACATCTTTGTAGTCTTCGTGTGAGATTGCCATGGTGTTAGTTGTTAGTTTCGTCAGCATCAAAGCACTTAACTTTTTTGTCGGTCATGTATACCTCTTGTTTTACTTTACAGTGTGACATGGTTATATTTTCGGTTTATACCCACGTGCCGTCAACGTTAGAGTGGAGGCAGCTTCACCTGGTCTAAGCCAGCGTTAGCCGGGTTTTTGCTTACATTCTTTTCAGGCTCGCTCTGTGCCTCGGGTGGGGTGCCTGCTGCTTGGGCCTGGGCGTTCATCATGGTGCCCTGCGCTTCGTTTTGCATTTGCTGCATGGCCTGCTGCTGTTGGCTGGCCTGTAGTTGGGCGGCAAAGTCAGGGAAGTTGAGTTGCATGTACGCCATAGGGTCTATTTTGTACAGCACACCGTCGGCAGCCGCTTCGTCTGGGTTGGGGAAGGACAGCATTTTCAGCAGTGTTTTCGGTCCAATAGCTCCCTTATCAAACAACGCCTGGGCCATGTTTATTTCCGTAATCTCATCACGGGGCCGCATACTATCAGGCGACACGGAAATGATGAGCTGGCGGTTTAGGTCACTGTTCTGCAGCGTCACGTACTCCACTGCCTTTGCGTTACCAATGACGGCAGCAAAGTGTGGTTCGTCGTAAAAGACGTAGTAAAGCTGCACAAGCCAGTTAAAGACGTTGTCCGCTACCTGTTCAATGGCATCACCAATACCACCGCCAATGCGCGTGGTGTCGTTTTGCTGGTTCAGTATCATGCCACGGGCCGTTTGGTCTTCGTCCTGGGGCATTGATGTGATGCCGTTGATACCCCACGACAGGCGCAGGTCGTTTTTGGCAATTTCCAGTTCGTTAAAAACGGCTGCGGGTAGGTCCTGGGCGTTCAGTGGCATCAGTGAGTCAGCGATAGGGGCACCGGACGGAACCAAAATAGGGTTACCCTTGCGCCGTGCGTCGGCTGCTTGCTTTGCCGTTTCCTGGTCAAAGTTGTCCATGCTAAAGGCAAAGCTGTTGTTGGCAGCACTGGCGTTGTAGTCAATCTGCTCAGTACGGCGGCTGATGCGATTTTGGTTGGGGATGTTCTGCTCGATAAGCCCAGTAATGTCATGGGGGCGCTCCTGTAGTGAGAACACAGATAAGAAGGTGTATGGCTTTTTTGGTGCAGCAAAATGGTTGCGGGCTTCTGATAGTACCGGCTGCCCGTCGTCACCCATCATAGGTTGTCCGGTTAGTGGGTCTACCTGTGGCTCAGGGTATTTAAAGTACGGGTTTACGTGCTTATCCAACACTTTTTCCTTGTACGTGGTAAAAGTGAACTTGTCGTCGGCTGACCACCATTCTGTGTACAGCACTTCAGTACCGAGCCTTCCTTCAACCGTTTGGCTTATGTATTCAGCGTGGTCGGGGAAAAGCTCTATGAGGCGCTCAGCGGTCACACTAATGCGCTCACCCAGGTAGCCAACAAAGTCACCGTACGCGTCTACGTAGCCGTTAGGGTCAAAAATAAAGTTTTGTATCTTGCGGTTCTGTATTTCTACGTCTCGTACCGTAGCGTTCCAGCCGTGCTTCAGCACACCTAGATGGTAGATAGACCACTGGCGTACCATGAAGCCCATTTTGCGCTTTAGTACCAACGTGTCTGAGTGGTACTGCAACATGGTGCGTACTGACTTTGCCAGCATGTCACCTTCAGGCGTGTCGTCGCTGTACACGACAGGCTCAGGGTTTTTTGCTAGCGCTGCTGCCAAAAATGTCTCCTCAGCCTCAAATTGCAGGTTGGCTGCAATGGGTGTCCCATCACTGTTTAGCCACTGGCCGTCTGCCTTTTTGCCCAGGTATGATTCTTTGTTGCGCTCAAATAGCGGCTTTATTTTGGCCTCGTAGGGGGCGTATTTGTCTTCCCACTCTTTTTTCAGCTTGATGAGCTGCGCGTCTGACATGCGCAGGGAAAGCACGCCGTACTTTTCACCCTGGGCACCTTCCATGTTTACGTTGTCGCCCTGCTGTATTTTGTTTACATCGTTTTCAACCAGGTCGGTTACGCCACGTATGTTAAGGGCAATAGGGTCTGAGGGGTTCGCCATAGCAGTATGGTACGTCTGTGGTTAGGTTATGTAAAGAATTAGAATGGTGTCGTTTTGTCTTCTTTGTCTAGGTATTTGCAGCGTATGTGAAAGTCAGACTTTAGTAGCATAGAGCATACCGGGCATTTTCCCTGGGCCAGCGCTTTTTGCCATGCTTTTTTGGCTCTGGCTTTACGCATAAACTCCCGGTTGTATGCACGCTGGTCAAAGGTCATAGGTCTGCTCTATGGGTCCTAAATGCGTCTACGGGCACCGCTGTTTGTGTGTCTACGGTCAGCCCTTTGGGTAATTGTTTGATAAGGTCGTCACCTACCACCGTCGCTTTTTCGCCGCCAAAGCGCTGCAACCCAACCAGTGCATAGAGTAGTGCATGGCAGAAGTGGTCAGGGCCAGTGCGCTTCCATACGTATTCTACTCCATATAGCTCACGATTGTCCTTTTCGCGTGTGTCCTTGGCGGTTATCTTTTCGCGGTACATGTTGCCAAAGTGCGACGCAAACTCGGCCCACTCGTCCGGCGTGCCGTTTATAGTTAAGCGCCCCACGTCCTTTAGTTGCTCCACTAGCAGCGTCATCATGCGGTTACGGTCTACTGTTACCTTCCAGTATTCCGCTTTGGTGCCCCACTGTACCAGGTCCAGGCTTTTACGGTCTTTGCGGTAGAAGCATAGGAACACACGGCCTGGAAACTCTTGCTGCAGTTGCCGCACACCTATAAGGTCACCGCCCTGGTCAAAGACGGCTATGCTCTTTTTAAATGTCTTTAAGTGCTGGCGGATAACGTCGTACGGGGTAGTGCTGGCGGTTATTTCAGACGCGTGGTCGTAGTAGAACAGGCCGTCCTCGTTAAGCATGACGTAGTGAATACCGTGCCCCGTGTCGGCCCCTATGATGGTGCGCTTTTCCTGGGGGTTAAGCTGGTCTACGCAGTTACGCAGCACTTCCCGTGGTTCTATTTTGTCGTCACCCCCTACAAAGGGCAGCCCCAGCACGTAGTTATAGAAATACTGCGTGTCCTTTAGCGGGTCATTGTACGCGTCTATGATGTCCTGAGCTGTCTTGTTGTACAGCATAAGCTGCGACACGTGCCAGCCGGAAAACTTGTAGTCACCCACTATTTCACCTTCCCACGGTACGCCGTCCTTGTTACGCCACTCACCATTAACGCGGGCTTGGGTAGGAAGCGTGCCTTTGCACTGTAGGCATACGTAACAGGCCCGCTGCATGTCTATGCTGTCGGGCCACGTTAGTACCTGCTCATGCTTACAGTGGGGGCACGTTATATACCATTCTTTCATGTCGCTTTGCTGCCAGTACACATCTACCCCGTGCCCGGCGAGGCTAGGGTGCGAAAAATACCAGCGCCAGCCGCCGTCTTCTTGGGCCTGCAGACGAGTTTCGTACTGGGTTATAACGGCGGGGTCTGATGCGTCCACCTCGTCATGAATGTTAAGGCCCGACGGAATCATCATGGCCTGCTTTGAAGTAAAGGTACCCCGGTAGAAAATCATGCTATCCCCGACGCTTTTTTGCTCTACTGTGTCATGGTCAGCCGTCCAGTTACGCAGTATAGGGTTTTGGGCAATGATGCGGTTAAACGAACCACCCACCATGTCTTGCACGTCTCCCTGGGTAGGGAGGGTGTAGATGATTTGCCGCCGTAGCTTGTGCGCTACGAACATGCTTTTAATGGTGTTCATCACCGTCGCCCCTATCTGTGGGGGCTTCAGTAGTACCTGGTTAGGCGTTAAGTCGTTGTATATGTCCCATAGGAAGCGGCGTTTACTAAACTCAATGGGTATGCCTACCTCGTTTTTTATATCGTACTTTAGTACCCACAGTGCGGGCAGCCCCTCCATGGCCTGCGATACTTCTTCTTCGGTGTAGCTAACCTTTTCGCTGGACATCGTTTAGCTTCTTGGTTAGCTCTTTCACCTTTTCTGATGGCTCCTGGGCTACGTTTACGGTTACGTTGGTGCGGTTCTTATCTACCGGGCCATACAGTCGGTCACTAAGGGCGTTGTAATACTTTACGTTACCTTTTAGCGCCTGTTTGATACCTGACTCGTGCATAAGCTGCTCTACCTCCTCCGGGGTCATGTTTAGCGTGCTACCTATCTTCATCATGGCTTCACGTATAACCACCTTTACATCACGTGCGCCCTTTGGCCGCCCATTAGGGTTACGTACTTCACCCTTTTTAATAGGGCGTAGGCCAGCAAGCATTCGTTCCCGTGGTGTAAGTGCTTTTTTGTCTGCTTTTTTGTTTCCCATACACCACA